GAATTAGAATCAGTAATTACAACATCATTATACCAATGTCTAATTGTTCCACTATCATATTCTACAACAATATATAACTGATTATTAAAAACTTGAGCATCCCATACTATAGCAACAGGATCAGAAGCATTGTCTGGGTTAGCTAATTGATGCCATGTCATAACTGGAGTTACTTTACCTGTAGTTGCAGCATTAACGCCATACCCACTAAGTGATGGAACACCTGATGGGCCGATATGACTTACTAAGTGTCCAACGCCTGCAAAAACAAAGAAACCTTTACATGTAGAAGGTACAGAAGTAGCTGTTAACTTATCTAAACCAGGTCTCTTTTTTACTGCAAAACCAGTAGTAATATAAGCATTTTTACACTCGACAAGGCGGTTAGCATCGGAGACTTGGTCAGCCTTCCGAAGGTCTATACCGCCTTCAAATCTATCGAATGTAATAACTTCCATTTACCTTACATACCTCCGCCATATTCAGGTATATCCCACAAACGTGGTCTTTTACGAATATATTCACCGCCGCCTTCAGACATTAAGCCACCATCTGAGTTACCTGGTGTTACACCAGTAAAGCTACCACTCATTGCACCCGACCCCGCCATTCCACCACCCAAATCTAAAACGTCTGAGGGGTCTCTTAAATCAACCACACCTGGATTAAATGGATCAATCGATTGAGTACTTTGCACCCAACCTGTATTAGGTCTACTACCGCGTCTAAGACCTTGATTACTCATTCGCTGTCCTATAAGATTTTGATTATGCGCTACCGCTGCATCTAGTGTCTTATTATCGCGCCTGTTTTGATTTATTTGACTTATCTCGCGTTGAAGCGCATTCAAATATGCTATAGTGTCAGAGTCGTGAAAAACAGATGCCGGACTTAAAGCTGGAAGCCCCAATCGAGCTCGTTCTAGAGCTAGAGCTCTCATACTATCAACATTTGGACCAAAAATATTACCTAACGCATCTGCACCTAACCCGCTGCCTACAGCATCTGCATCCATTCCTTGTGAAGATTCACCGACTCCCAAAGCATCCGCATCTGACCAAGACATTACCATCCTCCTTCATTATAATCAGGTTCTCTATAACCCCTACTAATATTACCACCACTCATTGGCTCAAATGGCGATGTAACATTACTCCATGGACCAAAACCTTTGAGTGCGCCAACATTGGCTTGTTGATTATCCCAATCACCCCAATTAGGATTCAAACCCTTAAAATTTCCATATGCTTGTTGAGTATCAAAACCACCCCAGTTAGGAGGAGCAATACCACGCCTACCAAGACCACCACTCATTGGATCAACTGGACTTCCTGGACTTCTTGGGTCATACGCACTTGTCATAGCATCTACATTACTCCAACCCCGTGGACCTACTTGTGCATATGCACCCCAACCCTGTGGAGGACCATAACCCACATTAGTAGGACTATGACCTCGCAACGCTCGTGTCCCAAAGAGACCTCTCATTGCGTCGACTATTGAACTCCAATCGCTTTGTTGATCACCTCCACCAAAATCTCCACCATAACTACCGTCTTGTGCGTCATCAGCTCCAAAACCCATACCGTTTGACATAATAACCTCCTAAGGTCCTATCATTGCGGCAATTTCAGTACCGCGTCTTTTTCTAATGTAAGGATCGCCAGGATCCGCAAAACCCTCTCCTGTTACAGGATTAACCCCATAACCAGGATAGTTATTCTCATTCATCATGAAACCTGGACCCATATGTACATTCTGTCCGCCTATATTGGCTATGTTAGTAGCCAAACCTAAATGTGCGCCACTACCGACTACAGGAACGTTTTGCATAGCTTCATCAAAACCGTAAGGAACACCAGTTATTGCTCCATATGCTTGCGCTAGGTTTGGATCTTGTCCAAGATTCTCTACAAGGCCTTGATACCCAGGAAGATCCATAACACCATACATTGGTGCCCGCATATCCTGTGGCATCATCGACATGCCCCACTTCATAGCTTGCTGCATTGGACTAAAACTCATAGCAGCTTTCAAAGCATTAGTAAATGATGCAACTTGCGCCGGTACAGATGCACCTGATACAACATTCATTGTGGGGTCAGCACTTCCATCTCTACTAGATGGTCCAACTGGTCCACCCATACCAGGATCACCTACATCTGCCCAACCACCACCATAAGCTTCTTGTGCTGCAATATCAGCTTCAATATCACCTAAAGTATTACCATTTACTCCAAACATAATATCACCTTACCTTTGTTGCTAAAATCTTATCTAGCATGTTTTCAATAGTTTGCAATCGATACAACATAACATCTAGATTCTTCACAGATTCTGCTACCTTCTCTTGATCCCCTGTGAGCTTCTTAAGATTGTGTATCTCTAGACCACACTGCTTAGCTTCTGCTTCTAGAGCAGGTATAGCGCGTCCCTGGATGCCTGCTAGACGTTCTACCTCAGCAGAGAGTCCAGAAGCCCACCAGATTGCTCCACTTGTCTGCACAACAAGGAAGATAATTGCACTAAAGAACTTAGCGTCTATATTCATTTTCGTTTTTTCTTCGCTCTCTCAAGCGGACCTGGTAATAGCCAACCGAGCACCATGGGCACTACGATTACCAATATTAACAACCAACCTCCCATGCTAACGAGATCACCCAAAAGTGTCCAGAAGTTATCTGGGGCACAACTAGTCATGTCCTGCCCCCTCTGCGAAGTCATAGGTTGGGATATTGTCTGATCCGCAACCACACTGGTCACAGAGGCACCTACCGCTGAGGCTAGTAGCACAGGAGCAGTCCCCGAAGTCGCAATCGATGCAATCGCACCCGGAACTAGAGCTCCCGCTCCCACTAAGCTCGCTTTCTTTAGACTTGTACATCCGCCGATCCAAAGAATAGGGAGTAAACAATAGTAGCGATGATTAGAACTGCCACTACCGCTATTGCAGGGTTTTCTTTTATCCAAGTTTTTAATATATTCATTAAGTTTCCTCAAGTGTGAATGTTTATCGTTCACGTCTATGGCCTAGATTGTCTATCTTAACAGACAGGGATTTCAACATATCTTTTATCTCCCCAAACTGCTCAGAGTTTCTAGCATCTGACCTATCCATACGTTCAACCAGACTTTTTAGCTCAAGTTGGTTACGAATGGTATCTTGTTCAATTCCAGTAACGTAAGTAAAGAACCCAACCGCAATAGCAACCGTTCCTAGTAGGTGAGAAACACTGAGACTCTTCGACATGTGCCATCCGCCATTCCCCCGTCGATCTGATCCAGTGTGTTCAACCATTAGTTTGCTATTTTTTGTAATTTATTATTTATTTTAATCTCAGGCATTTTAGCGGGTAAACTCTCTACTTCCAAGGTTCGCAAATAATCTCTAGCGGACCAGAAAATACAGGTTTTGTCTATGCTCTGATTGTGCAGTAGAACGGTACTTGTTGGATTGTTTTTATTCTCTGTAATGTACATTTGTATATTTAATCCAGAAATTGCACTGATATCCATAGCATGGACAGGTTTCTCGTTATAGCCATCAAGTAGTTCTTGCATAAGGAATTCAGGACCGCCTTTACTGCATAGAACTTTAAGCGACACAACACTCTGATATGCCTTTAGTTCTTCTGCCTGCGCAGATAAAGAAACTGCTAACAAAAGTGCTCCTAATAACGCTTTCATACTCATCATCAAAACTCACTTAGGATATTTAGCTTTAACTGCCTGACGCTTACCTTCTAGTGAAGTAACCGCAGCCATTCTTTCTTCAACCACACCTTCCCAGAGAGCCACAGTCAGATTTTCTATAGATGGGTATTCTGCTTTGCGCTTTTCGTCGTAAGTGCGTGTATCTTCAGGCTCAACGAATGAAAACGAACTGCCATCCCAGCTTCCACCAATACGAGCATCTTCCGTAGCCTCAATCAGTTCAGAATCAACCACAGAGAACTCTGTAACCCCATCCCATATAACTATGTTTTCTACTGCGCCATTTTTTACTACTGCGTAATTAGCCATTATTGATACTCCCACACTATGACGATACCGTCTGCTCCCGCGCCAGATCCGTAAGCTATATGCCCGTAACCACCACCGCCGCCATAACCCTGACCAGCAGTTGCATAGGATGCTCCATCGCCAAAAATATTTGATCCTCCAGTAGTAATAGTTCCAACCCCACCAACGATGTTAATGTCGCCACCAGTAGCGGTTCCACCCGTCGCATTTGTAGCGGAGGCAGGTTTACCCCCTCCACCATTACCAACAACATCTGTATTCACTGAGTCAGCCCATGAAGATAAACCCCCTGCAGCTCCCGCTCCAGCGTTTGCCGCAATAGCCGCCCCACCTGCGCCTACTGTTATTGTCGATGCTGAGACTGAGGAAACGTCTACAAGTTTTTTGGAAAATCCGCCTGCTGCACCACCCCCGTAACCTGAACCCGTTGCAGAACCACTGCCACCTGCTCCTTGAGCCTCAACAATTACCTTAGTAATAGTTATACCAAGAGCCGATTCTCTAGTTGCTTTAGTCCATGTGTTTGAGGCTGTAGTATAAACTTGCACCCCTGCCAAACCACCAGCAGGAAATCCTGTAGTAATCGCTCCTGTTACATCTATCGTTCCATTTACATCCAGCGTTGCACTAGCTGGTATGGTAAACGTATCTGAGGCATCTCCTAGAGTTACATCTGTTCCTGATCGGGGAGAGATTTTGTCAACTTTAACTTCGCTCATAATCCAAAAGCCTCCTGCACTTCTTCTGTAGTTAGGCCAAGAGCCTCAAGTTTTGATTTGACGGAGTCTAGTTTTGCTTGTCTGGCTACTTGTT